TATCTTTGTGCTAAATCGAGAATACGTAAAGAAAGTAGAAGATCAGGTTACATACATGTATCAAAACAAAGAGCATGCTTATTGGCCTCCTCTCTGTGGTAACGGATTTTACGAGCACGAAATAAACAGAATGCAGAGAATATATTCTGTTTTGAAAGACAATTATTATAAAGGCAAGCAAGACGAAGTAACGAATAGACAAGATTTTGTTAAATTTGTTGACGAACACGACAAAAGACGTGGTACAAATTTTCTAGATACTTTTCCTGAAATGGAAGATTTTTATTTTGAGTGCAAGAATTTATGAATCCAGATGAAATTAAAAAAATAAAAGAAAAATTAAATGCAATCGGCAACGGTTTTTGTATGGCAAAATGGTACCATGTCAGTTTACATTTACATACAGGAGTAAATCACTCTTGCTATCACCCAATGCCTCACCCAATTCCTCTAGAAGAAGTGAAAAAAGATCCTTCTAAGCTGCACAATACTGATTGGAAAAAAGAGCAGAGACGCATAATGCTAGAAGGCGGCCGGCCTGATGAATGTTCCTACTGCTGGAATATAGAAGACCTCGAAGGTGATCAAATATCTGACAGATATCTTCGTTCATCTGAAGAGTGGTCAACGCCGCTCATAGATAAAACAGCAAAAATGAACGGTTCAGAAGATGTATATCCTAGATATCTTGAAGTAAATTTTGGTTTCGAATGTAATCTAAAATGTTCTTACTGTGCAAGCTCTGTTTCTTCGAGCTGGCATTCGGAAATTGTAAAACACGGCGATTATGACCTAAAAAATCCTGTGAATAAGAGACAGTATTCAATATCAGACCAAGTATGGAAGCGGGAAGAAGAAAATCCCTATATTGAAGCATTTTGGAAATGGTTTCCTGAAGTTTATCCGCACCTACACACTTTCAGAGTGACCGGCGGTGAGCCTCTTCTTAGTTCTAATGTGTTTAAAAGTTTAGACTACATTTCAGAAAATCCTAATCCTAATCTTGAATGGTCTGTAAATACAAACATGTGTATTCCACAAAGAAATTTGAAAAAATACGCAAACAGAGTAGCCGATCTTGTTAATGGAAACAAAATAAGGCAAGTAAGTACGTTTACCTCTGTTGATACTTGGGGCCCTCAGACTGAATACATTCGTTTTGGTTTCAATCAAGAAAAGTTTTTAGAAAATATAGACATCTATCTAAATATGGTGCCAAAAAGCACTATAAACTTTATGATCACATTTAATTTTCTTAGCATGCCAAATTTTCATCTACTGATAGACAAGATATTAGAACTTCGTGCCAAGTATAACACCAAAAAAATACAGAGAGTAAATCTAGATACTCCTTATCTAATAGAACCTCCCCATCTTTCTGCTCAGATCACCGACGACGGTTTGCTAGGAAAAATGTATGATACATTAGGCTATATGAAATCTCATGTGGAAGAAAATAACTGTTTTAAATTTAATCAAACAGAATATAGAAAACTAGAACGAGTCATAAAATGGATAGAAGCAAATCGATTCCAAGGTGACGAACTAGAATTAAATAGGCATGATTTTTGTAGGTTTGTGGAACAGCATGACCAAAGAAGAAATACAGATTTCTTAGCTACGTTTCCAGAGCTAAAAGACTTTTATTATAGAAATAGAGAAAACGCATAATGTACGATATTGTCTTTATATCATATAATGAGCCAAATGCAGAAAAAAATTGGCAAGCTCTAAAGCAACGATTTGCTAATGCAAAAAGAGTTGACGGTGTAAGAGGAATTTCAGAAGCTCATAAAGCAGCAGCTAAAAAATCACTAACAAAAATGTTTTGGGTGGTAGACGCTGACGCGGTTATTTTAGAAGATTTCAACTTTACTATTCATCCTGCTTTTCGAGAAATTAGAGAAGACACTGTTTATGTTTATAGAAGTCAAAATCCTGTGAATGGATTAATTTATGGTTATGGCGGAGTAAAACTGTTGCCGAAAAAGTTAACTAAATTGATAGCTGCAGACAGTTGTGACGTTACTACAAGTATTTCTAGTAATTTTATGCCAATGCCTGAATTATCTAATATCACCGAATTCAACACTGATTCTTTTTCTGCTTGGCGTTCTGGATTTAGAGAATGTGCAAAATTAGCTAGTAAAACTATTGATAGACAGAACGACAAAGAGACCGAAAGAAGACTAGATACTTGGTGCAATGTAGGGACTACAATCAGTTTTGGCATAGATGCAATAAGAGGAGCAAAAGAAGGCAGGAATTTTGGAGAGCAAAACAAGGATAATTTGCAAGAATTATCTAAAATAAACGATTTTGATTGGTTAAAAGAGAAGTTCAATGCTAGATGTTAGTGATATTTCGGCACTACATATTGAATTAACTGATAAATGCCAAGCCCAATGCCCAATGTGTTCAAGAAATTGGCACGGCGGAGAATTACGACCTTTTATAAAAGGCATCGAAGTATCTCTTGCTACCTTCAAAGAATGGTTTCCGATAGAATTTTTAGGCAATTTAGATAAGTTTTATAGCTGCGGTAATTACGGAGATCCTGTATTTGCTAGAGATTGTTTAGAAATTTTTGAATATGTAGCTGACGTCAACCCCTCAATTAAATTATCGATCCATACTAATGGAGGAATGCGAAACATTGAGTGGTGGAAGAAAATTGCAAAAATTTTTAATAAAAACGGAAGAGAAATTTTCTTTGCAATTGACGGTTTTAAAGGCAAACACGAATTATATAGAAAAAATACAAATTATGATAAAATTTTAGAAAATTTAACTGCTTTTATAGATGCAGGAGGACGTGCAAAAGTCGACAGTCTAGTCTTTAAACATAATCAAGATGATGTAGAAGAATTACAAAAATATTTGCTTTCACTTGGAGTGCTTGATGTGAAATTTATTAGCACTACTAGATTTTATGACCAGGATAAATTTGAGGTATTAGATAAGGACAATAGCGTACAATATTATCTCGAACCTGCTAGCAACACCAAATTCAAAAAAAACACACGCATCGATATTGAAAAACTTAGTAATCGTGATTTTTTTCGAACAGCCGTTACTGAATCTAACATTATACCTAAATGTAGTGCAGACAAAGAAATATACGTAGACCCTAAAGGCGACATCTTTCCATGTTGTTGGTTCGGAGCTCAATATACAGAAGTATCAGTTCCAGAGAATAATCTTTTATACAAAATGCGGAACGAAACTGTATCCGACGCAAAGAAGGTATTAAATGAAATTGGAGTGCCAAATTGTTCCAGTAAAATTCTTTACAGTAATACTACATTATGGCCCAGTCTTCCCAATTATTGGGAAGGAGATAACAAATGCTTGACGTGCGTGGTCCAGTGTTCAGATACATTGATCGATAAAAAGGACAAATATGTCTAGTTTCAAAAACATTCCGTTCGACACTATTATACGATTAGGTCAAAAAACTCTTTTAGATACAGACCTTTTTACTGTGTCCTGGATATTGGCAAGATTTTGTAACTACTCTTGTTCTTATTGCTGGCCATATGCACGTTCTTCTACACCGGATCACAGGTCATTACAAACATATTGCGAAACTGTTGATGAAATAAAAAGGCAAGCTCGAAATAACGGATTCAAAAACTTCCATTTTTCTTTTTCAGGCGGCGAACCTACCGCTTACAAACATTTCCTTAAACTTATTGAATATTACGCCAACGATGCCGGACCAGAATACCAAAGTATTCACATGACAACCAATCTATCACCTGGGCATAAATGGTGGAAGGAATGGTTAGACGTCGCGCAGCGCTTGGAAAGGAGAAGTATCACAGCAAGCTTTCATGCAGAATTTGCCGATGAGCAGGAATTTGGAGATAAATGCCTTCAGCTAACCGATCAAGGTGTTTTACTTACAATAAATCAAGTTATGGTGCCAGAATTGTTTGATGAATACTATGATAGATGTGCAAGGTTTGCAGAGAGGGGCATAAACGTCACGCTAAAGCCTCAAAGCGACCCTACAGCAAGTTTTATTGTCGGAGGGTATACTCAGGCACAGATAGACAAAATGCAAACAGGATTTCCACAGCACGTAAACGGAGAGCAGACTCCTCAAATGAGTCTACAAGACGATAAAGGCGTTTGGTATGACTTTGATCAGGCAGAAAGACTAAATGCATTTGGCTTCAACAAATTTCAAGGTTGGAAATGTAATGCAGGATATCAAAGTTGTATCGTCCGCGAACCAGGCGGCGAAATAAAACGCTCGTATTCTTGTCATGATGAACCTCTCGGTACAATAGACAACGGTTTTGATTTGTTTCAAGCACCTAAGAAATGTGTTACTCAGACTTGTGTAAGTTCGGCAGACTCCAAAATACCAAAGATCAAATATGAAAGTTGACATAGAAGACGTCCTTTTTTGGATGGACGCAATTCGAAATTCGGATGATAGATATAGGACGCTAGAAAGTTTTTGGAAAGGACAAGTACGTTCTAAAATCTGGTTGATTGAAACACTTCGCCAATTTGCGCACAAAACTCCTAACAGGATTGTAGTTCATGGCGGCTGGAATGGTGTTTTGTCCTCTCTATTGTTTAATTCTGATATACCTGTTGAACACATAACTTCTGTAGACCTAGATCCAACCTGCGAAAATGTAGCAATCACAATGAATAAAACACAAGAATTGCAAAGCCGATTTTCTGCTGTCACAGGAGACATGAAAAATTTTGTGTATAAGCAAAAACCAGATATTGTAATTAACACCAGTGCAGAACATGTAACTGACGCGGTGCTAACAGAATGGTTTTCAAAAATTCCAAGACATACTCTTATTGCAATACAGAGCAACAACTTTTTCGAATTAAACGAACATATAAATTGTGTAAATACTGCAGAAGAGCTTTTAGAAAAATTTCCACTCAAAAATCCTCACTGTTACAGTTTAGAAACGCAAAAATATACAAGGCACATGGTAATAGGTTATGTCTGAAGACGAAAGCACAAATAATTTAGATGCAGGAAAATTGCGCCAGCAAATTAAAGACATCTCTGGGTCTGACACATTCTGTGTGCTGCCTTGGATACACTTTGCAACACGACCCAACGGCGATATGCGACTGTGTTGTTCCGCTAATGCAAGCGGCGCTGGCAAAGATCCAGAGGTTGGTCTTGTAAAGAACGAAAACGGTACTCCTTCAAACTTTGCTTCAGATACACCTATGAGTGCATGGAATAATGACTACATGCGCAGTGTAAGAAAAACAATGCTAGCCGGAGAAGTGCCTAAATCTTGTACAAAATGCCATTCGGAAGAGGACAAAGGTGTAATTTCAAAAAGAGTTTGGGAAACAATGACTTGGCATCACGACAATGTAGATATTCCTGAATTAATACGCCAAACAAAAGAAGATGGTACAGTACCAGAAAAATTACAATATCTTGATTTAAGATTAGGACATACTTGTAATATCAAATGTGTTATGTGTTCTCCCCATGATTCGTCTAGGTGGCTTCAAGATCATTCTAAGTTGATGTCGAAATTGCAGAATGCAAGTGTCAAAAAACAAATAGAGTTTGATTCAAAGCAGTTCGATAATAAATGGCATGAAAAATCTACGTTTTGGGAGGATATGAACTCTCAGATACCTAATCTAAAGCAGGTATATTTTGCTGGCGGCGAGCCCTTGATGATTAAAGAGCATAAGCAATTTATACAAGAAATTCTTCGCCAAGGTTATCAAGATGAGATACTGCTGCGCTATAATTCAAACGGTTTATTGGTAGACGAAGATCTTATAGAAATGTGGAAGCGTTTTAAAAAAGTAAAATTTGCTATATCAATGGATGCCTGCTATGAAAGAGACGAGTACATACGATACCCTACAGATTGGGCTACCGTAGAACGCAATCTTCATATGCTAGATAATACTCCTGACAATATCACAACCAGCCTTGCAACTGCTATACAGATACTGAATGTAAAGCATCTACCTGATTTTATGAAATGGAAGGTAGAATCAGGTTTTAGAAAATTAAATTTTGCAAAGGTCCCCGGCGGTATACAAATGGGTGGCGGATTAGTAAATATGCATCTTCTATATATTCCTACCTTTTTAAGTATACAGTGCCTCCCACAAGAAGATAAATTAGAAGTACGAGAACGATATGCAGAATTCAAAGATTGGCTTTGGAAGAATTATAGACAAGACGATGATTTCTGGAAGCACAATCCTTATGGCTGGAAAAGATGGGAAGCAGTGATGAGTCATATGGATGCTGTTGATAAATCAAATGAGATTAACGGTTTTAGAGAGTACATGCAAGAATTAGATAACATTAGAGAAACATCTGCTAAAAACGTATTTCCTGAATTAGCGCATTTATTATGAAAGAATTAAACAGAGTCATAAGCACAACACCTGCTAATATTTTAGATATTAGATTTTGGCCAACAGATATCTGCAACTTTAATTGTGAATATTGTTTTCCAGGCTCCGTTCTTAACGTCAATAAGTTTCCTACAAACGTAGGCACTGTAATAAAAAATTTTAGATTGCTTTTAGATGAGTACGAGAGATCGCATGGTAAAGATTTTTTTAGAATCAATATCGTCGGAGGAGGTGAGCCTACATTATGGCCATATCTTGCAGAGTTTTGTGCGGAAATAAAAAAACATAATAATGTTGAATTAAAATTAACTACTAACGGATCTAGAAAAACCAAATGGTTTGAAGAAAATACCAGCGATATTGATAAATTTACAATGAGTTGTCATCACAAAGAAGTTGACATCGAACAGTTTGTAAAAAACTGTGATTTCCTGTGGGAAAGAGGGTCCCATGTAGGCACTTTGATGTTAATGGATGCAAAAAATTGGGATAAATGTATTGAATTACTAGAATGTATGTATAACAGTAAATATTCCTGGCCAATACAAGCAAAAGAAGTTGTAGATGCTCCAAGTTTTGATTTCAATTCCTATACCGATGAACAAAAGAATTTTTTCACAAATTCGTTTAAAAGGATTCCCGATGGCAATTATATACTAGACAATATAAATGAGATTAATTATTATCAATCAGTAGCATTATACGATAATAATAATGCAGACCCCGCAACACCTAATTTCTATATCGCTAATTCACAAAATTATTTTAAAGGATGGTTTTGTTCTGTTCCTATTGAGAATTTAGTTATTGCTCATGACGGTAAAATTACCGGGTCCTGTCAAGAAGAAATTTTTAATGATGTTAATTTAAATCTGTTTTCTGAAAATTTTGAAGTGATGTTTAACAGATCAAAATTAGACCTAGATGAAATTATTTGTCCTCGAAACTGTTGTTCGTGTCAACCCGATACTCATATATCTAAGAGGAAATCTTAGTAATAGGGATATCTGCGGCACATGTGCACCAATCTCTTGTGCATATAACAGGTTGTTCTGGAATTAAAAAACTGCCATTGTAAATATTACCCAAACTTCCACCTACTCTACAAGTAGCTCTATGTACCTCGCCGTCCCAATTAATCATTAGACTTTCTAACCCAATGTTACATTTCCAACCTTTAAACTGATTTTGATGCTTTTTTATTATATCATTAGCGTGTATATAATATTCTTTATCGATTTCGCAGTTTGGTAACGAAGTAGCTTCTTTTGAAAGAATCCAGTCTAAATCTTCGGAGGTATACCGCATATCATCGAACCAGTCATGTTTTTCTGTCCAACGAATTCTACGAATCACATATTTTATTTTTGCAGTTTCTAGTGTTTGCACAGCGTACTTTACATTTTTCATTTTTTCATGATGTGCCATTACATTCACTTGAATAGGAATATCAACAAGTTCGTATGTGTCTATAATGTTCTGTAAACACCGTGACCAGTCCTCTGTTTCAAAATGTAGTGAGAATACAATATGATCAAGAGGCTGTTTTGCATACCATTCAGATTTCCTTGTGCCGTTAGTGGTTACATTTATCCAAGAAACATATTGCCTAGTATAATTAAACAATTGTGATATATCAGGATGAACACAAGGTTCACCTCCTGTAAAACTTACTCTTATAGGTTTTTCTATTTGACACAATTGATCAACAACATTTTTTAAAGTGTGGATATCAGTATGCGGCGAATGATTGTCATGAATTTCAGCAGGACAATAGCTACAATCAAAATTGCATCTTTTGCCAATATTCCATTCTATTTT